CGCCGGTGTAAGAAATGTTTCAGGAATATTAATTTCAGGAAGTTTAAATCTGAAATTCTCAGATATCATTAAGTATAGTTCATCACCAAGATTTGCTATGAAGTTAGCAGCCCTTTCGAAGCTTATCTTAAATCCGTTAACCAACCTTTTAACACTGTATGAGATCTGTGATACTAAGATATCCTTCATCAGGCCAATGTTGTCACTAAGAGCCGTGACTATATCAGTCAGGCTAAATGACAGTCCGCCTAGATTAATCTCACCACTAAACTTACCCTTAAGCCACTCTTTGACATTTTTAAATGCTAGTACGGCAAGTGCGCCTATGCTGTAGTCTTTCCATTCAGCAAGCTCTTCGGCTTCTTCACTAAATCCTAATTTTCCGGCTAGCCATGATGTAATGCCTAATATCGCATCCTTGACAAGGTTAGGTACGATTGTCGTCACATTGATTAGTGACGCAATGATGCCTTCGATACCCTCATCAAATACAAATAGCTTTTTGACATAATCCCATGCACCGGTTACCATATCACCTACTATAGTTGCGATGCTATCAGTAACCTTTGTTACACCGTCTACAGACCACTTGAATATACCGGTGAAATAATCAAATACAGGTTTTATAGCATTATCATATATCCACGCACCTATGCTGGCCACGCCATCAAGAAGTGTTGTCCATAATGCCTTTAAAGACTCAACCGGATTTGCAAACACCCCTTTAACCCATGTCACAACATCAGAGATTGCATCTCCTATAAATGTCTGTAGCTTAAATTGGTTACCTTCTTCGTCAGTCGTTTTCCAACTGAACATAGAACCAATCCACTCTATTACTTTATTGATTGGATAGAAGTATATATCTGTCAGTGTTGTTGCACCTGCAACTAATAGGTTAAGTGCACCAGTCCATAATTGCTTTAATGCTGTTACAGGATCTGTAAACAGCGTACCAAACCATTCCATGACACTAGTAATCATATCTTTTATTGGTTTAACAAAGTCAACGCCTTCCAGCCATTCGGCGCCTTCATCAAAGCCAAGCTTCTTTAGACCCCATGCAATCAGATCTTTTAAAAGGTTTAGCGGAGCACCAACGAAGTCAGCAAGTGCAGTACTAATACCGGCCGTAAACTTTTCATAAAACGTTCCTTCAGTATCCATAAAGGCTGTGACACCTTTAAAGGCTGACACCAGAACACCGATAGGCCAAAGTATTTTACCAAATACTGCTAAAAGTTTTGTTGCGCCACCCTTCATAAAGGTAACTATCTTTGATCCAAAACCACTCGTAAAGAATTCACCAATCGCAGCCCCAACTTTAGTGATAGGACTAAACAGCGATCTCATCTGGATAAGGAACCGACCGATCTTCGGAGACTTGAATTTGCCATCTTCGCCCTGCAAAGCAATAAGCTTTCCATCAGCGCCGATACCAAATCCTTTGAGTATGCTTGCCTTGGCATTCTTAAATGCATTAGCTATTTGCCCGCCAATAGATTTGATCTGTTTGCCATCCTCTCCCTTAGGAAGAACAGCACTCATGTTAAAGAACCTTAAAACACGTGCCCGAACATTTAAAAATTTCTGTTGAAGGGTTTTGGATAATGACTCTGGGAAAAGATTGTCAAACTTAATATTGCTAATTCGTTTTAAAACAGGAAGTTCCCACCCGCGCATGCCTGCAAAAGCCCCGGCAACAGCAGCAAGGCCTGCTGTAAAGCCTGCGACAAGCTTGCCTAAATTAGCAAGCCTAGCAAACACGGCATTAATATTAGCGCCGGCATCGTCTAATGGTTTAAAGCCGGTCATAGGTTTTTGTTCGAGCTTAGGGGTTTTAGCACCTTCTAGCTTATCTTCAAGACTATCGCCGGAACCATCTGCCTCTAACTTAAACTGCCTAACAAATGTAGCGTTGAGCGTAAGGAGAGCATCAGTCGTATTTGACTGCGCTGTATTGCCTTTTGCAATTTCGTGTTTTATTTCAGACAGTGTTGTTTTTTCAGCCATTATCTTTTACTTTGCTGTTCCTTGGCTCGTTCATTTTCTTCTTTTATATGTTCAATGAGCATTGTTAAATATACTTCCCTCTCCCATGGTATCATCTCTTCTATTTCGGTTAATGAGTAATGATGATGTTGCATCAAAGAGAAATTAGTCTTAAAGTATCCGATCAGAGATTCGTGGGAAAGGGCTATTAGAAAAAATCGTTCATACCCTCCAAGGTAATTTTATTTGCTTCGCTACACGACGTGCATGTAAACTCCACATCATGCTTTAGTTTAGGCATTTGTTCAACAAACTCACGGATCTTATCAAACTGTTCAGATGTAAGCGATTCAATGAAGTCCATGACTTCTTCTTTTGGTTCATCTTTCATGCTAATGCGTTCATCACCAGTAAGAACTGAATCGATGCATTTAGAAATCATTTCAAAGGTCTGCTTAACTTGACTTGCACCTTCGCTCATATCAAGGTTGCCTAAATCAGAATATGTCGGCCATTTGAGTTGTACCGAAATTTCAGGTGTCAGCTCGATTAGCGTGACAATATTATCAGGCATATTGATTTTAATTGACTCGAGCGGAATCACAACTTCGTTTGAGTGATCGCACTCTTTGCATTTGATAGACACCTTAGATGTTTCACCCACAGACTTAGATCTAATCTGTGTGAACATATATTCAACATCAAATGTAGTAAGCTTATTGCGCTCAATGTCTTCGCTGACGCATGCGACAATTGTGTCTACAATTGCATTTAACGATTGTTTCTGATCCTGAGACTCCATTGCGAGCATCAAGACTTTTTCTTCTTTTACAAGATACGGCCGAAAGCGGACAGCTTGCTGTGTTGACGGTACGACAATGTCGTACTTTGGTACTGCGTTTAACTTAGGTAAAGCCATTTTATACTGATCTCCAGTCCTTATAGGACAATTGTACGTTCAATTCAACGATGCCATTTGCATCACTATTTAGTTGGATAGCATTCATAGATGTAGGAAATGCTTTGTCTAATATACATGTATATATCGACTTGGACGACTTAAATAAATCTATATCAATATCAATATTTAAACCAAATAAACTAAAGTTAATATCTAAAGGCAAGTCAAGAGCAGCGCCCTTTTCAAGTTGCTCGATACGTACTTCATAGCCATATTCATCTGGGTAATTTAATTCTTTATCTGTTATGATAAGATCTTGCCACGCCTCAAAATATTCTTTAAGTGCATAGTCATTAGTCACATAAAAAGTCATTGACACGTCTTCTTGTGCATAACCATATGCCTGCTTCACCTGCTTCATGCCAATGACGCGTTCGTTAGTCAAGATCTGACGACCAGGAAGCACTACATCTTTGCACAATAGGTTTAGCTGGCGCGTAGTAACAATACCAGGAAGCGACGGCAAATACACGCGAAACATGTTTGGTACAGCAATACCCTTGCTGACTGCACCTTTAAATTCGTCTATTGAAAATGACATTAAATCATGCTCCGTGAAATTTTATAGACCGAAGCCTTATTTTGTTTTTGGAAGTCTGCAGTCGGCAGGAACGTAGCGATCTCCCACTCGGGCGGAGGCACGTATGCAAACTTACTTCTTACATGTGCAGTTAAATAATGTTTGACACATGGTTTATAATACTTGAGTTTTGAGGTAGACTGCAACAGGTTATATGATACCTGGAACTTAGTTGTCTCGTCGTACTTACTATTGCTTGTAATATCCATCAGTGCATCAAGCATACGTGCTCGAAGGATCGGCGGAAGATAATGCAAGTTCAACCCCATAAAACCGCCTTTCGCCGGACCAATGACAATGGTCAACGGGAAGCTATCATAAAACGGCAATGTATCTTTACCCTTTGGGTCGTAGAAATACATGTACATATTGCCGACGGCGCTGCGACCTTTTAATTTCACAGGCTCTTCGTTCATCAGTGCTTTTCGACTAACTTTTCCCATGGCTTGCGCTTTTTGGCGGAACCATTTGATTGATTCTTTTGACCGTGGGGTTATGCCAGCTCTAAAGGCTTCGTATTCTAGGTTTTG